TGCCGTCCTTGACCATCTTCTTCTTGTCGTCAACGATGCCGTTTTTGTTCAGCCCGTTGATTTCGCACAGGGCGTACAGGCGGTCCATGTCCAGCTTGCCTTTGTCGTCCTTGCAGCTGGAGTCAATGAGTTCGGCCACCCAGTCTTCGGCGCCCTTGTAGGGCTTCGGCTTGGGGGTTTCGTTGGTCTTGTCGGGGGTCGCGTCGGCCATGTTATCTACCTTCCAGTTTGAGGGGTCACACTGTCCCACGAGTATAACCTATCTGGGCCCGGGAGTCAAGGGGCCCGGGGCGGAAGTCTCACCCAACAGGCTATAGAGGATCGCCGCTGTAAATTCACGTCGCTTTTGCGTCCCTAAGAGAGAAGCGATTTTAGTCCCGTCGGCGGCGACCACGTAGGCAAATCCGCCACACCATTCTATCGACCAGGGAAGGGGCGGTGACGTTTCGTTGCGCTTTGGGGCTTGGGGCTCTTCTTCCACCCACACCCGACGCCATCGGGATAAAGTGACTGGGTGGTCTAAGGCCTCTTCCTCTGACAAAAACCCACACCGGATGATGTGAACAGTTCCTTGATGGGTTTCACACATCACTCTGAAAGTCATGCCAACCCCTCCCTAAACCAAAATCGCAACAAAGAACAGAAACGCAACCATCCCGAACAGCATCAACCCCGCAAAGATGGCGACTGCTTGACATTTTCGGACCATTTTTCGTTCAGCTCGTCGTTCACTGCGCGGAAGTTGTAGAAAAGGCGTCGCACAACCCGAATACATCGCCCCTTCTCGCTGATGCGCCCGAGTGCGTGGCGCCCTATTAAGCCCGGAACCACCCGCCTCATTGAAAAGGTGAAGGCCATATAGGGCACCCTGTCGTGGCCCGACAAACAGAAATCTTGCCAGAGCGCGTAGGCGGCTACTTTTCGTTTCCATCTTTCTTTTCCTTTGTAGTCGTACGCCTCCCAGAACCTTTCGGGGTGGGCCAATTGACAGCCGTCCTCAACCCGCCCCCGCCACCATTCGCGCACCAGGGCGTCCACTTCGCGTTGCTTTAACTTACCGGAGGGGGTGAGGACAAATCGTTTGCGTTGCATGCTTAAACCCTGGTTACTTTCACCCGGGCGAATTCGGCCAGACGGCACATCATGGCCGTGCCAACGCCCCCGGCAAATGCCACCACGCGATCCGGCTTGCCCTGCTCCAACATGGCCTTGTTGCGGATGAACCCGGCACTTTTGCCGTGTTGCGCCCAGTCTGCCGGGAATTGTTCCACCGTGATTTCGTGGGCGTAGGCCCAATCTGCGGCCATTTTGTCGGCGCCCCGGGCTTCGCCTTCAATCAACGTCGTAACAGGAGTTTCCTGGTGGATCGCGTCCAGGGTCCTGTTCAATAGGGCCCGGTCCCTGAAGTTCCTGCCGCCGCATACTAAAAGTTTCATGACTTGCTCCTTCTAAATGTTGCCAATATCGGGCATCGCCACCCGAATGCTTGTTATTGCCGTTGCCCGTTCCTTACGCTCTTCGTCAGTGGGGCCGGGGGGTGAGTCATCCTCTGTGGGTTTGTTTTTCGAATACCTTGTCTTCCGCCCATCCCGGGCGATAGTCCCACCAGTGACTTTGTACGGCTTGGTGGCGTGGGGGCACTCTGCCGTCCGTTCGCCTGTTTCGATGATTTCGATGACCCGCCAATTATGGGCGTAAACTTCAACTTGAATGAACTCACCTTTGGTTAGCCTCTGGACAGTGTTACTACCACCGTCGATCTGGTGGTTGAATGGTGCCCTGTCGCCCCGCTTCGCCGCCGCCTTAAGAATTTCGAGGACCGCCTGTTCTCTGTCGCTCACGGCTTTTCTCCCCGTAGTTCAGCCCGCACCCGCATTAGGATGATGCCTAGGTGGTTTTCTCCCCGCCCCCCGCAGACGCCCCAGAAGCGATCCCCCCACGTGTTTTCTTCCACAATCGGCTGGTCGCCCGTGTCCAACAGTTTCCTCGCCAGGACGGCATCCGCGTATTTGGCCCGGGTCAACCCCAACATGACGTCCAGTCGAACGTCATACCAGTCGTGGCGCATAACAACTTGGCGCCCTATGCGCTTGGCGTCCCCCGGGCGGGCCAGGGCGGAAATTTGCCGCCGCATGTTCTGGTCCAGGGTCTTCGCCGCCTGATAAGCGTGTTCCACGGACGGGTAAAGTATGCCTTCGTAGCCGACTTTGACGGCCCAGAAGTTGGATAGGAAACGGTATTCGCCTCTGAAAGGTCCAATCATTGCCCTAGTTCCCAATTTCGATGTTTTAGTTGAATACCATATGCCATGTACATCCCCGACGGTGGGTCTTCGTCGTCCCCCGGGAAGGGCCGCATGTCCTCCAGCCATTCACCGTAGTCGTCAAAGAACCTGCCCAGCCCATAACAGTAGCCCATCGTGGTGAAGGACGCGATCAAGTCGGCACATCTTTCGCAGGTGCGGAAAGTCCGGGCGATGCCGTCTGTGACCATAAAAAGGTCTTCGTATGTCTCCCCCGGCGCTATTTCGTGGCCACATTCGAAACATTGGTGGGCCTTCCGTGCTCGCCTTTCGTTAACGCGACAAAATTCCGGCCCTTCGTCACAGCCACATGAGAAGCCCATCAGAATTTTTCCTTTTCGTCGGGGGTTTCGATGTCCATCATATCTTCGTCTGGCATGTCCACGCCGTAGGACGACAACAGGAAGTCGCGCACGTCCTTCTTAAGAGGCATGGAGTAAAGTCGTATGTGCTTGTCGATGCGTACCCCCCGCCTGTCGTCGAAGTCGGACACTCGCAGTCTGCGCACCCTGGTGTTGGGTTTGAGCCCCCGCCGCTTGAGCTGTATACCTACTTGGTGTTCGTTCATAGCCTCATTAATGTTTCTCGCGCCGTGCAACCGGGCGAACCTGTTGTAGCCCCTCGTCAGGGCGGTCATAGAAATGTGTTCGGGCCACTCTTCCCGCACGATGCTTGCGCGTACCCCAATCGGGGCGTCGTACCAAGCTTGGTGATCTTCTTCGGCCAGCGGGTGGTTCTGCGAGAGCCACGCCGCCAACCACTTGTCAAATGTGCTCCAAGAGCTTTGTTGCATCGCCGCCTTGGCCTTCGTCAGCAGGGGCCGGGAAATCAGGGCGAAGTCGTATTTGAAGTCTACCAAGTAGCGGTGTACTTTAGCCAAGTTTTCTGTATCCGAACACCACGCCACGAACGGTTCCCAATATTCTTTAATTTTGGCCCGGTACCGAGGCGACACTTCAACCACGGTATATCGCCTGTCGTGAATGTCGGAGATATAAACGGCATCTTCGATGTCGTTGGACGTGAACAGAAACCGCATATGGTTGGGCTTCAAGTACGCGTCGATACCCTTAGGTTCGATCCGTTGCGTGGGGTCCGTGATAATCGCCTTCATCTTGTTGGCGATGGCCCGTTGCCGGTTGTTGGTCGCCTCGTCGCACTGTACGAAGAGCTTGTTGTCGAAGGTGATGTTGAAATTCTGGGTGATGGACTCGACACTGTTGGTCGCCGCCGCGTGTTGCGCCCCGATAATGGGGATCAGGACCGAATGACCAAGGATCGACTTGCCCGCCCCCTGGACCCCCACCAACACCAGGGCCGTTTTGCACTTATTCCCGGGCTCCTTGAAGATGTGGGCTATCCAGCTTAGGACCCACCGGTAAACTTCCTCATTCTGGCTGGACACCACGAGCCACAGGTAGTCGAGAAACGGGTGTACGTCGGTCTTGGTGACGGGGACAGGGTGCGGGGGTATAGCAAACCCTGACCACTGGTTGACGAACCTGCCGCCGCCCCTTTCCACCAACAGTTCCTCGCCCGGGTCGAATGTGACCCCCGACACCCGGATCGTACTGTCCAGGGAAAACAAAATATCGGCTAGTAGGCGCCTCTTGTCGCCCACGGTGATGAACCGGTGCCCCCAACTGTTAGCAAAATTCTGTCGGGACATGAATGGCTTGGCGGACCCCATCGATGCTTGGTTCATGTCGATCACGACGCCCGGGCCCTGCCAGATAGCAAACTTGCTAGTAAATTCCTCAATGGCGATCACGTCGGGGCTGTCCGTGAGCAGCACGTGTAGTTTCCTTAGTGCCTGGGGCGAGCCCACCAATTCGGCCAGGGTCGTCCCCCCGGTCACGGGGAAGCCCTTGTCGGCCTTGTCCCACGTCCTGTGAAACGTCTTGACCCGGCTTGACCGGTCCTTACCGTCGTCGGATGCCACGGTCATCAGGTTTTCGATGAACTGTAGGCTGTCGGCCTTGTTGAGGCTGAACAAATCCTCGTTCAAGTCGGTGGTCAGGGCGTGGATGCGGTGCAGGAACCCAGACAGGGCCATCACCAAGTCGTTCCTTTGTCCTTCCATCCACGCGGGCGCCAGGACGGCCAGAGCCCCCGACAAACGCAAGGCACGTATCAACTGGGCCGGGGAGGCCATCGAGAGGCTATTCCGGGCTTTACCCAGGTCCGACCACTCGTAAGACTCCCCCGACGGGTGCACACTACCCGGTAACAAGCTATATTCGCCCCGGGTTACGTCGCCGCCCCGTAATTCTACCTTCGCTTCATCGATCTTTTTAAGACGGCGCAATATGGGGAAATCGGTAGGGTTGAAGTGGTCCGTAGTCTTGATTTGGTAAACCCGGTGCGTACGGGGCCGGGATGGGCGCCCCCAAACGTGGCTACAGGGCGGCAGATATATATCGAGGCCATGGATAAGGAACGGAATATCAGTGTCGATATCGACGTCGACCAGGGGCCCGTGGATGTGGATGCCAAGGTTGTCGGACGTGAACTCGATTTCGCGTATGACAAGGTCTGACCTCTCTTTTGTATTTAGCTTGGGGTCCCAACCGCCTACGGGGCTTTTCTGTCCTTTCCGGGCCTTGACCGCGAACCCGCACGAATTTCGTATGAACTCAATCGATACAGCACGTTGCATCGACAGGGTTGCTTCTTCTTGCTTTTCTTCCTTCGGCATACTTAAGTGTTCCCTACGCTACGTCGTCGTAACTGAAAAAGAAACTTTCGCCGCACACGTCGCAACGATACCGCTCCCCGTCGAAGCCACTGTACACTTCTTTTAAATTGGGGCAGTCCATTTTAAACTTACCGAGAGCCCGGCATTCGGGTGGTTGTTTCTCTGCATCACCCTGGGTGGTCATTTCTCCCACTCCGGGGGCGTCATCTTACCCGGGCATACCGGGGTTTCGTCCAGCTCCGCTTCTGCCAGCCCGCAGACTTTACAGAAGGACAAACCCCCATCGCACAGCCAACAGGGCGTAGGTACATCACGGTCCCTCGAACAGTGATGAGGGTCACTTGGTTGCATGATTTGGTGTTCCATGCCGGTGCTCCTTATTTGGTGACTTTGTGGCGCCCCGGGGGTTTCCGGTGCCCCTTGACGATGTCTTTCGCCTTCGCGATGATGGTGTTGGCCAGGGCAATTGCCTGTTGGGGCGACATGACGAGTTGGCGCACGGACGTGCCCATGTCGATGACCACGGAACCGGTAGTCGAATTGCCCACACTTAAGGCAACGGAACCCCCCGTGGCGTCGGGTTCGGCCCGGGCGTTCGCCGCTCGGCGTTTCATAATGTCGTCGATGTGGGCGTGTACATTGTTGGTGTCGGCCATTATCGATCTCCAGACTTGAAACAGAATGGGTACCGTGTCGTCGGTGACGTAGACGTTTAACAGGGGCATCACTCACCCCTTCTTCAACGACAGGCCGATGTAGTAATACGTCTTGATTTTCCTGTCGGGCGCCATCCGGCGAACGGTACGCACTTTGAAGACGTCGTTCATCAATCGCCCAAATGTGACACGGTCCGCGACGGGCTTCCTGTCGGCCACGGACCACTTAAAGTACCGGGCGTATAAGTCGGCCCGAAGGACCGTGGCGACGGGGTCCGTGACGCAACACGCTTCAAAGAATTCGGCGAGGATGACCGGGTCCAGCTCCCGGGAGAAACCGGAAGAGAGGAACGTCCTACGGTAACGGTCAACGTCGGTTTGGTTCATGGTCGGGCCTACTGGGTTAAAGAGGGTTAACAAAACCTTACAAGGGTCGCTGCGTACCCCTGGATACTACCACACCGGGGTGGGGCGGTCAAGGGCCGTGGTCTGGAAGGGGACGAGGAAAGACCTAAATCTTACATGTAAGAGGACGGAATAAGGACACGAATACACGCGGGACGGGTAGGACGAGTTAGGGTGGGTGTACCATATCTGGGCATTCGAGTATGGTACGGACATGGTTTACGCGGTGGCTCCCACCACCATGGAGTAGTGCCCTTTAACGTAGGCACACGTCGGACGGTACCACACAGGAGTTGTGATGAGGTTGGGGCCACAGCCCACGGTTGAAAGTGAGTATGAGAGAAACTATATCTGAGACATATCCGGAGGGGTCAGTATGGCACAGCGGCGCCGAATTCGAATGGCCCGACGGACGGGGGCTCTGGGGGTATCGAATCCCTCCCCTCCCTACTCTGTACCATAGTGAGGCATAAAAAAGAGAACCGAGGGACAGGAGGGGAAAATTTCGGCGTCGAAATTCGACCTCTCTTCCAACGATATGGGTCCGCCTATGCCTCACTATGGTACAGAGCTCGTCCCGACGTGCGGGGCGTGTATGGGCCCCGCACGTCGGGGCGGGCCCCGGGACCGGGTGAGGGGTTTCCCTGGGCGTAGTTGCTCCGGGACCCGTCCTTGACTCTCCAGGTATTAAGTTGCTCCAGGCTATTAATATAGCGGACACATCCGACTCTGTACACGGGTGACAAAGGACGGCGGTCGGTTCGGGGATTTTGGGGGGATTTGCCCTGGCAAGGGTGGGCCCCGTGGAGAGGGGAACAATCCACGGGGCCCGTACCGCGATCAACTAGGCTGAAACGTCCTAGGGTCGCGGGGTCTGGTTCATTCCGGCGTAAACCGGCTCCCTCATTGCAAGGTCGCTGGCAGTTTTTACGTCGGGGGCGTAGACCAACAGGGCCCACACATTTGACATGGCGTGGAACAGAAGCCGGGAATGTTCGACTTGGGTTTCTTGTTCCGTGTAGTTGTTTTTGAGCAGGAGTTCGGCAAAGTCGGGTGTGTTGACGGTTTCCCACGCGTTGTCGGTGGAGTTCCACACCCAGCGGGGGAACGGCGGGGCGTCGGCACTGGGGACGGTTTGGGTGTGTGCCGCCCGAATTTTTCGTGCGATGGCCCGTCGGTCTTTTGCCCCCTCCCTTGTGAGCCTTATGGCTTCTTCAGTGAAATTGGAAGGCGGGTTGTCGTAGATGCGGTCAAGTTCGTTGGCGTGGTATTCCAGTGAACTTGCGGCGATCAAAAGGTTAAGAGGGGTGAGAGTGTCCAGCGTGTCGGGGGTTTCAGCCTCTCTCTGGGCGGCGACGGTGAGTTCTTCAGGGACCATTTCGTCCATTTCTTCGTCGGTGAATGTAAATCTGGTCATCTTATCCTCCTGACGTCGGGGCCCCCGGCGCCCTTCACAGGGACCGGGGGCCAGGGGTACTTGGTGGGGTCTACTTCTTGGCGGGCTTGGCTTTGGCCGTCTTCGCCTTGGGCTCCTTGGCGGGCTTCACGGGGTGCTTCGCCTTGAGTTCGGCCAGGACGTCTTCCGGGATGGGCTGGAAGCGCCCGGCGATGAAGATGGTGCCACGGACTGCCAGGATTTTTTCCAGCTTCTGGCGCCCATTCATCCGGTAACGGCCCGCCCACCCGGTCTTCTGCGTGTCGGGGATCTTGGTCCATTTGCCGGTGAATTCGACTTCGTTGTCGGCCAGGAATTTGTTGAAGGCGTCCAGGTCAAAAGTGATCTTGCCGTCGATGACCAGGGTAAAGGCGCCGTCGAGAAGGTTGGCCAACCAGTCCCCGCAGTGCTGGGGGTGGCCTTCTTCGCGGTACTTGACGCGATAGCGGATCGGGACCACGGACGATGGGGTGTCTTCTTCCTCTTCCACGTCGGCGGCGTTTTCGATGGGAAGGGTGAGGTCGACGTTCAATTCTTCGGCCATGCCCCGGATTTCGATCATCGTGGGCATTTCGGGCGTCACCAAAAGTTCGGCCAGTTCCCCGGTAAGTTCGGGATCGGGGGCCCACACAACGAATGACTGGATTTCGGCGTCGTATTCAACGGTGACGCTGGGGTAAGCTTTGTCCAGCTGGTCGGCCAGCAGAACGGCGTCCAGGGCCGACTTGGCCACGGGGCACGTGATTTCGAATTTATCGAGGGTGGCGGTGAAGTTTTCGCCGTTGTCGGTCAGGGTGACGTTGAACTTGGCGGCTTTTTTGGTGATTGCGTGGTGGATGGTGTTCATCGGGTTTCTCCTGGTTTGTGTTTACGTCGGGGGTTGCCCCGGTAATGAAGAGTAAAGCATACCGGGGCAATGGGGTCAAGGTGTGAATTTTAATCGATTGCGATGATGCGGTCACCGTCAACGATGTACCCGGGGCGGGCCCATGCCGGGATGGCTCTCAACGTGGGAACTGGGGGCATTCCGGGGATGATTTCAACGATGGGGGCGAAAGTGGAAGCGTCGACGTCGCCCAAGTAGGACCCCTGACCGTTGAGAATTCTGAAATATTGGGCCATCCGGTTTCTCCTAGTCCAGGATGCGGGCAATAAAGGCACAAAAGCGGGAAAGGGGGCGGGCCACGGCGCTCGGGAGAGTAATGCCGAAGGGCCCGATATTGAGCCCCAAGTCAGCGGAAAGATTGAAAAGGTACTGGGCCATCCGGTTTCTCCTGGTTTGTGTTGGTGCCGGAACTAAAACACGTCGATTGGGGCCCTGTCAAGGGTGGGAAAAGGGAAAAAGGCCCGGGTGTTACCGGGCTCTAAATCAGAGCATCAGGCCCAGGACCTTCCTGGCCGTTGCCGCTTGGGCTTCGGCGTGGGCTACGGCGTTTTTGTCGGCGGCGTAGATAGCCTCGCCCCCGTCGCCGTATTTTTCCGGGTCCGTCGCGGCCCCGTAACGCTCAACATAGGCGCTCAAACAACCCCCGTGGGTTTCGAGCCACTTGCGCTCGTCGTCGGCTTTCCGGACCCAAAAGCGGGCGTCTTTCCGTGTCATGCGGGTCATGGTGCTTCTCCTGGTTGGTGGTCGGGTTAAAGGGAAAAATGCGGCGGCGGGGGGTGCCGCCCCCCGCTGTTTGCCGCTAATTTAGCGCATTGCAGTCTCCTGTTTAATTGAGGCCGTGTGTCAGTCGTTGAAGATGGTCAGTTGAATGCACCCGAGCTTCTGTCTGTAGACCGCTTGGTCATGACACACGCTCGAAAGGGCAAAATCCAGTCTGTTTCCCATGTTGGTTTTTATGAATTCGGGGAAATGGCCGGGGGCGAGGCGTAGGTCCGAGGCTTCCGCGACGAACCGGTGGGGTTGGACTTCTGTAACCATGTCGCTGGTGATCATGACGGGGGTGCTCCTAGTTTGAAATTTCGGGGTTAATCCGGGCAGCGTAACCCGCTGCTCTTCCGGCCAACATACCGGCGTTGCTCCCTCTGGTCTGCTTCCGCTTCTTGGACGTTACCCAGCCCGCCGCTTCCCCGTAAGCTGTGAGGGCGGCGTCCTTGGCCACGACGAGGGCCGTGCCAGTGGTCGTGGTGCGCACTTCGGTATTGCGGATGTTAACCGCTTCGATGCACCTGTTGTAAATGACGATGGCGTAAGCCTGACCGTGGCCCTGTTTGAACTTCATGGTGTCCCGGGGCGCCCAGGGGGTCCAGGATTTTTCTTTGTGGTGTTCCTTGGCGTGGAACAGGTCCCGGGCCACGATAAGATGCCAATTTGAGTAGAGGTGTTCGAACATGGCCTTCATTAATTCCACGTCTTCCGGGAAACCGACGAAGGCGAAACGGGTGCCGTGGAGGCTACTGTTGACTAGGGTCACGCCGTCAAACATCCGAGCGACGCCGTAGGCTAGGGTTTCGATCCACAAGAGCTTCATCTTCTGCCCCGGGACGGTGTACGCTTCCCGGATGATGGCGCTGGCCTTGAGTTCGTTAACTTCCACGTCCGACATGGCCAATTGGTGCTTGGTCATGAGTTCGTTGGCCCGCGTGATGGCCAGTTCAGATTCGTGTTGGTTGTCAGACTGGCCAAGGGCCAAGAGCTTCTGAACCCGCTGGATGATTTTTTCATGGTCGGTCATGTTGGTTTCTCCTGGTTTGTGTTGTTGGGATGATTAGAACACGGGACCGGGGCCCCGTCAAGGATAGTTAAAGGGAAAAATGCCCGGGTTGCCCCGGGCTATATCTTACATGCTGTCAGCGAATTGGCCACCAAGGTCGTCGACGTATTGTTCGACGGTCTGGCCGGGGTTCAGCCTCACAATATGCAGGTGGTCGCCATCGTCGGAGCCCCAGCCGTCGACGCCCTGGGGGTATTCCAGGTGGCCAATGAACTTCTTGACAGCGTCCTTGGCTTCCTGATAGGTGTCGTGGTTGCTGATGGCGTGGAAGCCATCGACCCAACGATTGGTAACGCCCCAACGGCGCTTCGCCAGACTGCGAAGGGAAATGCCGAGGTCGTTTTCTTTGACGGTGACACCCGCGATGGTGAAAGCCCGAAACTGCTTGGGGTTGCCGGTGCGGTGGTGGGCGCCGCCGTCGACAAAGGTCACGATATCGTCGATCTTGATGCCCCGGGCCTTGCAGTAGATCCCCACGAACTGGTAAGCGTTACGGAACGTGACGCCGTCAGTATCGATGACTGACAGGATCTCTTGGGCGACTTGGCGAGATTTGGAAATGCGCTTGGCCATGTGACTGCTCCTAGTTTGTGTTGGTCGGGGTAAAGGGAAAAATGCCCGGGGCGACCCGGGCAATATAGTCACATCATGAAGAGAATGGCCATGGCGCCGTAAACCTTGGGCTCGTCGCAATGGTCGCAATCGTAGCCTTCGGCGTCAGGTTCGCATTCGTCGTGTTCGGCGCCACAGGCAATGCAGAAGCCCGGGTTGTCGGTGCCAAAAGTTTGGCGTTCGACGGCGTCCGTGACCCGGTCCAAGGTGATGGAGGGGTGAATGTCTTCTGTGCGGTGGATGGTCATTTTACTTCTCCCTGTTGGCGAGTAATTTGCGGATTGTTGTGTCGATCCGGGTTTTTTTGGCTTCGGCTTCTGCGATTTGTTCCGGGGTGGGGGGATCGAAATAGGTGCCCCGGCAATATTTGGTGACGCACTTGCGCTTGCGGGTACCGCAGAAGGTCCCACAATTTCGGCAGACTTTGAAAGGTTGCACGGTCATTTGATTTCTCCTGGTCGGTGAAAATGACTAAATGCCCGGGTCGCCCCGGGCTATGTGTTAGAGGGCCTTTAATGCCTTGAGGCATTTGGTCACGGAAGGGAGGGTCTTACCCGAGCCACCACACTTGAAACAGGTGGTGCCGTACCGCTGGCAATAGCTGTAGTTGCCGGACCCATGACACCGGGAACATGTGTCGAGGGGAAGGGCCCCGGATTTGACGGCCCGCCGACAGGCGATGGCCACCAACTTCCCGGGCGCCTTGCGTCTGGCGATGGGCAGGTCGTCTAATTCCGGGAGCATTAGCCCGACGAGTTCCTTGGAGGGCTTGCTTAGTTTGTCCCAGTTTTCGTTCCAGCCCCGGATCTTGGACTCTTCAATGGTGCTGAACCCCGTGGCCGTGTTCCACGTGGCGACGAGATTGTAGGAGCTGTCGTCGTGGAAGTGGACGCTTAAGATGTCGCCATTCCGGCCACACCCTATGGCCTTCAGGGGGCCAATAGGGGTTTGGAATTCGTCGTGGTGACCGACGAGGGCTTTGAGTTCCTCAAAAGTGGTCGCGGTCTTGAAAATGTCAAAGGTCTTCATTTTACTTCTCCTGGTTTGTGTTGTCGCGAAAAGGGAAAAATGCCCGGGTCGCCCCGGGCTATATGGTCAAGTTTTGCGTCAGAGTTCCTCATCCAAATTCAAACCGGTCACCGGGACGTATTCGGAGTAGCGCAGGTCCTGGGTCATCGTCACCGGCTTGAAGGATTTCACGTCGACTAACATCACTTCGACGCTCCAGACTTCACCTTCGGTGTCTTTTTCAGGCTTCCCGCCGTCGAATGCCAGAATGCTACCGCCCTGCGTGATGGGAAATTGGCGGCTGACCGCTACTATGTCCATCCCGGCGAGTTTGGAATGTTTTCCTTCGATGCCGTAGCGCACCAGCCCGTCCATCCTGAATTTGATGACGTGCTTGGGGCCCGTGTTGTAGCGCTTGGTCATCTTACTTCTCCTGGTTTGTGTTGTCGCGATAAAGGGAAAAATGCCCGGGGCGACCCGGGCTATGTGGTCTAGCAAAATTCGATACATTTGACGGCTTCGTGGAAGCTCCTGACGCTGATGTGGTCGAAGGCGCCTTCCCATTTGACGAACCACTCATTGGAGGCGCCCCCGGCTCTCTTGCCGCCGATAATTTCGAAGGGCTGGCCGTTGGCGAGGCCCGTCCATTTACCCCCACTGGGGTCTGCCGTCAGGGTTTCAATTCGGTTGACTAAAATCCTGCGTCCATTGACGCGGATCATGGGGCATCTACCGATTTTTGTCTTGCCGATGACTGCCTTGGTCATTTTACTTCTCCTAGTGGGGGTTGATCGGATAAATTGCTAAATGCCCCCCGGAGGGGGCTATATGTTAGCCTTTAAATTGAGACTTCATCCGCCAGCCGCAAGCCACGTAATGGTCGTCTTCGGCCTTCCGGACTGCTGCCGAGTTGGTGGCGGCTTTGTAGATTTTGTGAGCTTCCCGGGAGGTCATGCCAGCGGCGATGTTCCGACGGTATTCCTCGTAAGGGCCTTTGACGAGGGCTTGGAGGGTGACGAGGGTCTTGTTAATTTTGGTGCGGTTCATGCGCCCCTTGGCGGCGTCTAGTGATGCTTGGAGTTTAGGGGGGAGTTGAACGTGGGGCCTTCCGTCGATGATGCGGGTCATTGAAATTCTCCTGGTGGGGGTTGATCGGGTAAATTGCTAAATGCCCGGGAAAAACCCCGGGCTATATGGTCGATAAAAATGTCTGCTTGAAATCGCCCCGGGCACCCCATTCTAGACGGCGCCGTACAGCGATTTCTCTTTGGGGTGATGCCCTATTGGGTTGCCAGAGCCCCTTGCCTTCGATTAAAATTAAACCATGTCGAGCCATGTTTTGTCAAGTTTCGCGTTTAATTTTAATCATGTAAACGTTGCATGGGGCCCTGTCACCCCTACATACTTTTGTTTCTTTTACGTACGCGTACGCGCCCCCGCGTGAGAGGGCCCCCGTTGGCGCCCCGAGTAACATACTCTTTATGATTGTATAACATTCCCTATTTTTGCAATCGGGAATCTGAGTTTATATGCCAAGCTATATTAGGGGGGATCCGACAAACTCAATATACGGGAAGTCAAGGACGAGCCTCCCGGAGTATATTGCCCTGCGGGGGTAGTGCATTAGGCCTACCGTGCATTGTAGTTAATATACTACCCTACAACCCACTTCCTTCCTACGCCGCTTGACCCCATGAGGCCCCCTATGGTATACTTCATGGCATGGATTGGTGTGTAATTCACGCGAGAAGCAATGCCGAAGACCACGCCATTTTTGGTATGGAACGGGACGGCTTTCTTGTGTACGCCCCCCGAATGCTGGTGACAACTTTACACCGGAGGAACAAGAGGCGGATCGACAAGTTACGCCCCTTGTTCCCCGGTTATTTTTTCGTCGCCAGTGAAGACAAATGGCCCGATACCAAGAAATACCCCGGCGTCTTTGGTATTTTGGCTGAAGGCGACGGCACGGTCCAATTGGTCCCCAGCTCTTGTATTGAGGAACTACAAGCTCACGAGGCCAAAGGTTTCTTCAATTCGACCCCCGAAAACAGAATCCACTACGGCAGTAAGGTCCTCGTGGACATATTTGGCTCTGACTACGAAGTCATAGTCACCGATATTTCTGCCGCTGGGGTCGTGAGTGCTGTTGCTAGCTTCCTTGGTCGCACAATTAAAGTCCGTCGTCTTGCTGGCGACGTGAGGATTGCGGCCTAGAGCCTGTTCAGTGCGGGGCCCCTAGGGGGTCTTCTCGCCGGGGCTCACTTAGAGGGTTTCCCCTTGCCGGGTGGAGTGTGTGTCTTGTCCGAAGAAGAAAAATCGTCTTATGTGCCGTTTCCCGGAGTCCAGTTAGGTGTTTATGGTGACATAGACCCCGTGACTTATGACTTCGCGAAATGTGCCACACGGGCGGATCGGGCGGGGCCCTATGTTAAGGACGACGTCATCGCGGCCATTTTGAGGACCTATGGAAACTATGCTGCCATGGCGTCATTGCTGGGCAGGACGAGGTCCCGGGTGCGCGATTGGGTGTTGGCTCACCCCGACGTGTTCCAAATCCGGGAAGACGTGCGTGAATCCGCGTTGGATATGGTCGAGGACGGTGTTTTCACGGGCGCCCTGATGGGCGATTCCACAAACAGCCGATACCTCCTGTCTACGTTGGGTAAAGAGCGGGGCTATTCCACGCGGGTTGAGTCAACTGGGAAAGGCGGGTCGCCTATTGCGATTCACTTTGATTCTGATGACGAGTCCCTTTAAGCTCACAGAGAAACAAACATCTGCCAACAAGTTCCTGGGTGGTTCCCAGCGACATTCGCTGCTGGTGGGTGGGTCCCGTTCGGGTAAGACTTTTCTTCTGCTTCGGGCCATCATGGTGCGGGCCCTTAAGTCACCTCACAGTCGTCACGCTGTTTTGCGCTTCCGGAATAATGCGGTGTGGGCGTCGATTGGGCTGGATACGTTACCCACGGTGGCCCGGCTGTGTTTCCCCGGGGTGATCATTAAACCCCACCGACGGGATGGTTACTTCCTGCTCCCTAACGATTCTGAAATTTGGCTGGGCGGGTTGGATGATAAGGACCGGGTCGAAAAGATCCTGGGCCAGGAATACGCCACCATATTGTTTAACGAGTGTTCCCAGATCCCGTATTCCTCCGTCTTGGTGGCTCTCACTCGTTTGGCCCAGAAGATGCCCGAGTTGGTAAATAGGGCCCTGTACGATTTGAACCCCTCCGGGATGGGACATTGGACCTACTCCCAGTTTTTCAGGCTTCTGGACCCCCGCACTCAAGAGAAAATTTCCGACCCCGATAATTACGCTGCCATGGCAATGAACCCCAGGGACAACGAAGAAAACTTGGACCCCAGTTATATTGCGTCCCTGCAGAACCTCCCGGCTAAGTATCGTCGACGGTTTTTTGAGGGGTTATACGTCAAGGAAGTCGAAGGCGCCTTGTGGACGTTCGAGTCCATCGACGCGGGCCGGGTAACACAAGAGCAGGTGCCCGAACTGACCCGTGTCGTGGTGGCGGTTGACCCTTCCGGTGCTGGGGAAGAAGGCGACACGGAAAACCTGGAAGGCGACGAAATTGGCATCGTCGTGGTGGGGTTGGGCGTCGATGGTCACGGGTACGTATTGGAAGACGGCACTTTGCGGGCGGGTCCGTCAAAGTGGGGCGCCCGGGCCGTCAAACTGTACCAAGACCATATGGCCGATTTAATCGTTGGTGAGACGAATTTCGGTGGGGCCATGGTCAAGTTTGTGGTCCGGACGGTGGACCCTGGCGTTCCTTTCAAGTCGGTGACTGCCAGCCGGGGAAAGACAGTGCGGGCCGAGCCCGTGGCGGTGTTGTACGGCGGCACAGACAACGACCCCATCCAGATTCACCACGTGGGCAGATTCCCGGAGCTCGAAGAGCAAATGTTGAGCATGTCCACGAAAGGGTACAAAGGTTCTACGTCCCCTGACCGGGCCGACGCCTTAGTGTGGGGCATCACAGAGCTTATGGTCCTGGGGGTC